TAGTTGTGGTACTAGATGTACTTGTACTTGTTGTTGTACTTGTACTTGAAGAACTTGTAGTAGTAGTTGTGGTTGGAACTATAATTACACCATCGAAAAACCAGTCTTGATCGAAAGATTCCATTACATAAGATTGGAAAAGTGGAGTTATTAATTCATCAACACAAGGATTACATGTATCATTTGGTTGATATAAACTTCCATTTTTAACTACCTTGTTTCCAAAATCCCAAGATCCAACTTTTTCATTAGTCATAGTTGCTTGTACAATAGCTCCAGCTTGGATAAGTAATTGACCAGATTGTATAGTATTACCTACAGTTATTGTAGAATTTACAACAGATATTCCGTCTACAGTTATTTTAAGATTTACAGTTCCTATAGTTGATGGAGTTTGACTTCGCAACTCCCAGTTAAACTTATAAGGAGGTGGTGCTGTAGTGCTTGTTGTTGTTGTTGAACTAGTTGATGTAGTAGTAGATGTACTACTAGTACTTGTAGTTGTGGTACTACTAGATGATGTTGTTGTAGTAGTTGGGCAATTAGTTGGTATGTCAATACAATTTTCACAGTCACCTACAGAGCAAACTCTAATAATAGTTGCACCTATAGGAAGTTCTACAACATAACCAGACTCTAATTCTGTAGCTGGTACTTGTGTTTCAAAAGGGGAAACATATCCATCTGCATCTGAAAATAAATCAAACGGTCCAGCAATGCCAGACGGAGGAATAGTTATGGTTATTTGTATTAACATATCTTATATTGTTGTGTTTATTTTAATTTATTGTAGTGTAATATCTAAAGAATTAATACACTTAAAGCTAGATGTAACTCTTACTATACTTGAATAGTCTGGTACAACAGAACTAGTATATCCAATTAATAAATCTGCTCTAGATATACCTGTTTCAAAAGGATCACTAAAGTTATCTTTATCTGAATAAAGTTCAAAGTTATCAGCATCGGTACCTATAGTAGGTATTGTTAAAAGTACAGTCATAATTATGAGCAACAGTTATTATTAATATTTGTTATTTGATTATTTATATCAATTATTTGAGCTTTCATTGCAGCAATCTCTTGAGTGTTTTTAACTTGTTGAACTTGTAATGCACAAAGAAGAGCATCTATTTTTGATAATGCTACATTCAATGTGTCACAAGCTTCTATGTTTGTACATGGAGTTGTAGGACCATCATACACAACTGTGCTTGACAGAGGGCCATTTGTTCCACATGAGTTTGTAGAACAGTTACAATTTGATGTACATCCACAAGGGCTATTTAAAACTACATCAGTGCAGCAAGGGTTTACAGGTAAGTATGCCATTTTGTTTTTATTTTAAGGTATGTAAATTATATAATATGCTCCGTATCCAGGTTGCCAGTTAGCATGATCTTGTCCACCTCCTGTATCTGCTAGTGATACACCAACATTTAAAGTTTGAGTAACTTCACTTGTTAATCCGTTTGTAGCTGGAGAAGATGTTCCTCTCATTGCGTATCCTAAATTACCACCAGTTGAATAACCTTGTCTTATTTGTTGGTCAGTTTGAACTGGATCTTGAGTATTAGCAGTCCCTAATGAAACTACTTTGTGAGTATGACTTTCTGGAGTAAGACTAGAGGTTACAGTTGAAACATGTGTATGTGGAGGTATTTCAGATGAGTCTAGCGTTACTCTATACGCTCCACTAGTAGTACCTAAACTCCATTCTGGAACTTGTCCAAGTATTGGAACTACAGCTGGATCAAGACCACCACCTCCAGGCATTCCTGTTGTAGATGCTACAACAACTCTTCCTCTAAGATCTGGAGTTCCATTAGCACCATTACATAAAAATATTCTATCCCAATCACCTATACCAGCACCAGAAGCATTAAAGTTACCTAAGCTTCCAAAATATGGTGTAGCAGAAAAGGGAACCATTCTGTTGCTAATTAAAGTTTGAGTTGGATTATTATTTATGTAGTTTTCAATGTATGTATTTATATCTGAAATTGCAACAAAAGTATTATTTACATATGTTATAAAGTTATTTAGATTCTGCTGAACTTCACAAACCTTATTAATTACAGCTTGTATTACAGCTTGTGTATCAGTGCTTGTAGCATTAGGGTCATCAGTGATACCTGGAACACTAAGACATCCTAGTATATATGGATCAGTAGGCACCTCTTCTTGAATAACACCTATAGTTTCTTCAATTTGACACAATGATTTAATTATGCCCTCTAAATAATTATTTAAAGATAATGGATTACAATCATCTAAGTTACTCTGTACTGTAGGACATATTATAGATGGTGGAATTATAGGAAATACCCCTGTCCCATTAAGAGTTGATGATAAATAAGTTATTAGAGATTGTTCTACAAACGATAGAGAGTCTCCATGTTTTATTCCTAAGACAGGGACATCTACCCCTGTATATTTAACGCATTTATCTGAAGATACTTCAGTACATCCGTTATAGCAATTTGAGCAATTATTTGACATGATATTTTATATTTTTAAGGTGTTGGTATACAAGGGTTATTTAATGTATTAGTTAATCCTGCTTGGTAATGTAACTTACCGTTACAGAATTTAGTTCTTTGATCGCTTCCTCCAGCTTCTGTTACATACTCCATAGTATCTTTGTTAACAGTGTATTGATTTGCAGCTGCAGCATCCCACCATTCAATCCCTAGCTGTTCAGCAATTCTATCTATTCTACAAAGATAAAAAATTGTACTACACGAATTTACTCCTGGTGTACCAGAGCAACATGGGTTACCATTATATTCTGCAGGCATCATTGCCATATTACAAGTACCAGCAAAAAGTAGACCTATTAATTTCTTAACACCACCAAATTCAGCATATACAGCAGAACCTGAGTCTCCTGGTAATCCTGGATTTAAACATCCTGGTTGTTGAGATTCTGGAGTAGTATCGTCTGGTCGAATTACAGCAATGAGATCATTGTAGCTTGCAGTCCCAATAGCAGTAGCAACATTAGAAGCAACAGGTGCCTGATACACTCTTAGGTGTCCACATACTCCTTTACCTCTAGATCCTGAAGTTCTTCCTGATGTCCAAATGTCTGGGTTTGTATTATATATATCATCTAATTCAGCTGTTGTAGCAAACGGAGGATTTTGATTAGTTATTACACTTTCAAGACCTATAGGTTGCCATGATGCATATTGTTGTGATGAAGGTACACTTTCAGTCTCAATGTCTTGAAAGTTTACAGAGTATATTGCAGCATCCACTTGATTAACAAATCCTGTATTAGTTAAATGAATTGGAACATATCTTAAACTTATTCCTACTTCATTAACAGGTTGAACCTGACCAACTGCTTCTGTACCTTGATATATTCTATTTATTGGATCATAATCATTGTCTACAGTAGCAGCAGCTAAGTTTCTATCGCTTGTGTATGTAGGATTTTCTATAGTTACGTGATTATTAGTAAGTGCTATTATAGCTCCTGATGCTATATCTTGTACAAATGTTCCTAATGTACCAACAGAAGGAGTATTGTTTATAGAAGTCATTGTTACTCCTCCTCTTAAAGGTCTAGTAAATTGTCTGTTTGTAAATTGTCCAGAGTTAGATCCATTCCATCCTCCACAATCAGAACATGTAGCAAAGAGTTGAACTGGAGACTGTTGCATTATATCTATCTTAATAACTTCATTACCTACAGTAACTTCACTTGGCATAATTTCCTCAGAAGACAATTCTTCAATTGGTTTCTTTTCAGTAACTCCAATTACAATAGCAGCATCTCCTGTAACTTTACCAGCAGAAACCTTTTGACCTAGTCCAACAGAAACAATAGTCGTATTACCTTTTGCAAAGGTTTTTATTATATGATCTATTTTATCTTTTATTTCTTTTGTTACTTTCATATTTTATTGATTTATTTCTGATTCAAACCATGTCCAAATTGTCTTGGGTCCTGATGGGCTAGGAGTAGTACTAGTAGTTGTAGTTGATACATTAGGATCTACAATAAATCCATCACTTATTCTACATCCAGGTATTTGACTTGCTCCACCAGCTGCATCAGGTGTACCAGGAGCATTAGGTACTAATTCAGTCCATGCATATGGAGGCTCTAGATCTACTGTAGCCCATGTAGTAGCACCTACATAAAGTTTTCCGTCAAATAGAGCAATAGCTGCTGCTCCTCCAGTCTCAACCCCAAAGTCTTCAGCTCTTGTACTTACCTCTAAAACTCCTGTTTCATAATCATATTGTTGAACTGCAAGATGACCAGTTATAACATTATTAACAACGTAGGGATCTACAGATCCTACAGTTATTACTTTATTTGGTGTTACACCATCTTCTTTATATGTAATTAGTAAATCTCCTGCATTACCAGCATTGTTAATACC